CCTATGACCGTGAAGATAAAGGAGTTCATGGCACTGTATGGCATAGTGGATATTAAAATGCGGATGCTTCGCATTCCGGAACTCAAAAAGATTATGGGATTCCCTGAAGATTATGTTTTAATAGGCACACAAGCTGACCAAAAGAAATTTATCGGGAATGCGGTGGAGGTTACACAAGCGAGAAAAAATACTGAAGCACTTTGCAAAGTATTGAGAAAGTTGAGATTGAAGAAATCAAAAGAAATAGCTTAATGGAAAATGGAAAACTTATATTAGATGCCTGTTGTGGCAGTAGAATGTTTTGGTTTGACAAAAAAAACCCTTTGGCTTTGTTTGCTGACATTAGGGACGAAGAATACATTCTTTGTGATGGGCGGAATCTGAAAGTCCACCCAGACATCGTATCGGACTTTACCGATATGCCGTTTTTGGATAAATCCTTTAAACTGGTAGTGTTTGATCCACCCC